CAGATCGTTGAGCCCTCAAGGGCTACATCCCATGTGGATGAATCGAGGATACCACCGCTTCGGGAGACCGTACCACCGCCAGGTGGCCCTGCGCTTGCATCAGTCAACCAGCTATAGAGGATCTCGGCAATGTAGCTCGTCTGAATCCACTCCTCATTACCAGCATTGGCCGAGTCTATGGTAAAGAATTTGACCGTGGTTCCGTCAACCTTCAGTATGTAGTCGCTCTTGTAGTTCCCCTGCTTCACAAAGGCCAAGGCCTCAAAGCCCCGGTTGGCCGAAGTGGTCGAGGCCATCTTGGCCTGGATCGCCCTGTTGATCACTATCGTGTAGTCAGCAATCGACAAGAACTCAATGTCCGTTTGTGGTGCTGTAGTTGCCAGGTAATCGAAGTCACCGCCAGCACCAAACGCAGCGTTATCACCGTTGATGTCATAGATGGTGATTTGCGTCCCATCAGCCTTCTCGGTAGAACCGTCAGCTAGATTGAAGACCCGCAGAGCCTTGTTCTCTACAGTCACCTGATAGCGTTCTGAGGCGTCACGGTTGATTGTGTGGTATGCACCAAGTCCTGTGGGAGCCCCTGCCAGAGTCCCTATGTGTTCCGTAGGCGGACGCTTACGCAACCCCTCGACCACAGTACCCAAAGCGTTCTCTTGTACCTCACACTGCTCTGGGAGCCGCATGGGTGAAGGCTGCTGACTCACGCCGCCTACAAGGCTGGGGGTGTTGTGCGTGACCAGAGGCATCAGAAGCTCACATCACGGATGGGGGAGGCCCGATGCACCACACGCGCTACAGCCCAGTTGCCTGTGAGCATATTGTAGTCGCCCGTATCGCCATCAGAGTCCTTGAGGTCCGTTAGCGCCTGGACCTCATCCACGGCCGTGAATGCGTGCTGGTGGTTGTAGCCAATCACACGATCCGCGAAGACCCTGACGGATCTGATCATCACATACCGACGAGCCGCCTCGGGAAGCTCTGTCCAGTCAAGGCTGTAAATGATGTCCACGGTCACATCAGAAGTGATCGTATAAGTGTGGTCCTTACGGTCATAGAGGCGGGCACCACGTTGAACAAGATCGAGGCCAGTGTTGTAGCCCGTATGCCCGTCGATCCTGAGGATCGTTTGAGACAGGTTGATCTGGTTGTTTGTGTCCGGCTTGAGGACCACCTTGATTTCGTAGTTGAACGCCCAACCGCGCGCAAGCACCTCACGCCTCGTTTCCGTGAGCACGTTCTGGGCCATCTTGGCTTCAGCACCCACAGGAGCCACAAGGCTGTTGATCGGAGAAGTCCCAACAGCACTGAGCATCGTGTTCACTGCTTCAAGCTCTGTGGTGAAGTTGTCCATATCTCCTTAGAGGGGTAGAAGGGAAAGACCGGCAGACTCTGATTTCCAGAGCCCACCGGCCAGGGCATCACAGTGAGGGCATAAACCCTCAGAGTGACCTAGACAGCACTGGTCGAGATGACAGCGGCGCTCTCGGGGCGAAGGTACGAATGTCCCATTGCGAACTTGGCGAGCAAAAGCCACGCCAGGCGTTCCGTCTGAAACTCGCTGAGAACCTGGAGATCGGCCATCTTGACCGTTCCAGCACAAGAGCGGTGGAAGGCCAACGCAACAACGTTAGTCCAGTTGGCGTTGTATCCGTGGCCGCCAGATCCGTGCGGATCGTTCTTCGCGCCAGTATCCTCGGTGCCCGTGAGGTCACCAGAACCCATGTTGTTGGTTTCAATGATGGTGAAACCGGCAACCTTCAGAACCGTGCCGTCACTGTAGACGCCGTTAGCTCCACCGAAGTCTCGGTTGACCAATTCAGTCTTTTGAGCCAGCAGATAGAAGCGGGCGGGATCAACTGCGAGATACCTGTCTTCACTCGGCACATCGTTGCCATCAAGCGCCTCTGCGGCCGAGAAGGCAGCCTCAACCAGGTTGTCTGCAATAGTGTCCGAATCAGCCTTGATCACGTTCGTGCCCGCAGCGGTAACGCCCGTGATGTTGGAGGAAGCCTGTGCTGCGGCGTAGATCGTAGACAAGATATGCTCGTCTGCGGCCTTCGATAAGGCACGGCCGATAGCACTCGAATATTCGCTCCGCGCGTCCCAGTGTGACTTCATACGGTCGAGGTCGTCAACGAGAACAGAGCTAACCAAGGCGTCATCGATAAAGATTTCTTTCTCCGTTGCCTTGATACCTGACAAATAGTCAGTTGCAGCAGGATCGGGGCTTCCTTGAGAACCCGCAGCGGCTTGGTCGGTAATTACCGATTCGCCGGGGGTGTGCCAGAAAGCGGTCGCGTTACCAATCACAGGGAACGCAGCAGACTTGCCGGATGAGATTGTCCGGGTCATCGTGATAGGAAGGAAACGATTGGTTTCCTGAAACATTGCCAAGACCTCGCCTGAAAAGACTTTGAGGAAGTTGACGTTGCCGTCTGCCCCGCCTTGTTCAGAACCCGGGCGTGAGAGAGTAACCATTGTGGTTATTCCTTTTGCTAAAGAGTAGAGAGAGTTAAGGCTCAATGATGAGCCACGTTACCCTCGGAGTAGCTCTATCGCCTGGAGCAGCCGGTTGCCCACCGAAGTGGACCGGGACAGACATCGACTTGCCGATGCCGAGTGTTCGTAAATAGCGGAAGCAGCCTCACTGGCCCAAGACCCTTCCCTGAATGTCGTGCAGATAGATCGCGCTTGACGCAAATATCTTCAGTTCCGAAGAGTGCGTATAGAATGAATTACCCATGACGGTGATCTTGAGGTGCTCCCGGCCGTCAATCATGTAGATTTTCAAGTTGTGTGCGTCAGTAACGGACGCCGTACCTATATCGACCACATACTCTGGCGGCGTCTGCTTACCCCCTACAGGCACTCTCAGGATGCAGAACCGCGCACGGACATCAGATCATCTCGGAAGTAAGTGTGCGCCAGTCCGCTCCTGCATAATCTTCACATACTCTGCACTCTGCTCAATCCCAATACAGGAGAAGCCTTCCTGTTTGGCAGCAAGGAGTGTCGTACCACTACCAGCAAACGGATCCAAGATCCGTCCTCCCGGCGGAGTCACCAAGCGACACAGATAGCGTATTAGCGCGAGAGGTTTTACCGTTGGATGCGTGTTACCTTCTCCTCGTTCCTTCTTGTTTGCCTTGGCGCAATAGAAAAAGCGTGAGGCTGAACCTCCCACGCTAGAATCTGGCATCTTGCGGGCGGGTGCTAGTTCCTTGCCCATGCTGGACATTTTCCACGACTTTGTATTCTGTTTTGCAGGGAAGCCCGCTCCAGGCATGGTCTGTGGGAACATCTCCACGACCTCATCACTCCCGTCATGGATTAGATTTGCGGGCCAGCGGCCTTGGGGTTGCTTGTAGTCCGTGCCCGCTGTCTTGCCTGGGGCCATCATACCTGCGGCTGCTGCGGTGCGTTCCGCACCTGGAATATCAGCACGCCCCCCGGATGTGGCGTATGCCCCACCGTTGAGGTCTTCACTCGTCCCAATCCGGCACCCGTCGATATTTAGTGCCCCCGTCCCGTGTTCGAGGACATTGGCGGCGACGGTCCCGATGAGCGGCTTCCTCGCCATGATGATCGGCTCCCAGGCTGGCTTGAGGGCTGTGCCGTAGCCCTCCCACTTCTTGGCGTCCTCGGTGGCAGGACCAGTGACCTCACACTCAGACTCCGCATCCGTGAACTTACCGTAGGCCGTCCGAGCATGGTCCTCAGTGTCATTCTCCTTCAAAGAGTACCCTGGCAGGCCCAGCTTCGTGCCAACCACCTCACGCTTTGCACCCGCCGCCTTGTCGATGGCCTTCGACACATTGAGCGACTTCGGGAAGCCCGTGCCGTAGAGCCACATGAGGCAATCCCGGATCTCAAACCCAGCGTCCTCGATGGCGCAAGTCAGACGGTGGAAGGTCCGCGTCCCCCCGAAGGCGAGGAGGTGGCCTCCAGGCTTGAGGACGCGCAGGGCCTCCAACCATGTATCTGCCTTGAACGCCACGCCAGTTCCGTCCCATCCCTTGCCCATGAATCCGGTCGTGATCCGCGCGCGTCCGTATGGGGTTGCCGCTGAAGAACTCGCTGGGCCGCTCCCGCCTTTTTTGCCAGCGGTCAGGTCGTAGGGCGGGTCGCAGACGATAGCGTCCACCGATGCCTCGTCCATCTCCCGCATCTTCTCAACGCAGTCACCCAGAACAATCACATTGCCCATCTTTTCATTCTACGGACGGGTTGGCTGGAGAGGCCTTTCTGTGCAT